TTTCAGCAGATGTTGCTCGTGTTTCTCAGATACAATCTATGAATACTGTTCAAGGTCATTTTCACTCAAAGTTCAAGATTGAATACTGGGCTAACAGTGATGCTCTGATGTGGGGTATGCAAGTTGGCTGTATGATAGAACAAACCAATATGGCATTTCATTACGCAAAGAATTTTAAGACAAAATTTATTATGGGTTGTGGTATGATAATTGATTCACAGCCTAAGTTACTTCCTATGGTCTTAGATAATAAGGGTAAATGGATTGGTAAATTAGTATAATGAAACTATCAGCTAACTTTTCATTAGACGAATTAACTAAAAGTCAAACAGCTTCTAGGAAGGGAATACCTAACAATCCTAAGTCTAGCCAAATAGATAGTTTAAAATCTTTATGCACTAATGTATTACAACCGATTCGTTCTCATTTTGGAAAGCCAGTAACTATTTCATCAGGATTTAGATCGGGAGAACTTTGCGTTGCTATAGGTTCAAAGATTACAAGCCAACACACTCAAGGACAGGCCGTAGATTTTGAGATAATAGGAATGGACAACAAAGAACTAGCTGACTGGATTATTTCTAATATTGACTCTTATGACCAACTAATCTTAGAATATTACGAAGGTGGTAATAGTGGTTGGATTCATATTTCTTATGTCAATGAAAAAAAGAATAGAAAAATTAATCTAAAAGCAGTTAGAGATGAAGATACTCAGAAAACAACTTACATACCTTATTGATGACAAACCCAGCTTTATTTAAAAATATATTTGAATCTCCTAAAGATACACAGGTGGGTGGTTCGCATTATAAAGACCAAAAGATTCAGGTGTCAGATTACATCTATGAAAACAACTTGAATTGGTATCAAGGCAATGCTATCAAATATATTAGTAGGTATAATAGAAAAAACAGCGATACTTCTATGCAAATCCAAGATTTAAAAAAGGCTGTTCACTACATACAACTACTAATTGAGAAAATAGAGAAAAACTGATTTTAAGGCATTATAAGCTACATCTTGTAATAAATAAGTAAAATGTTGGCAAGGCACATTACAATTAAAATTTAGGGGGTTTTTGAGCGATTAAACACCCTTTAAGAACAAAGATAGAACGGAGTTTGTATATGTGGTGGAATTTAGTAGGAATGGCAGTAAAGACTGGTGCTGAAGTCTATAAGAATAGGCAAGACTCAAAAGCATTAGAATCTCAGGCACAAAAACTACACTATCAACGAATGGCTAAAGGAGAGATTGAGTATCAAGGTAAAATAATGGATACCAACGCAAACTCATGGAAAGACGAATTCGTTTTAATTTTAATATCAATTCCTATATTACTTTTGGGGTGGTCGGTATTCTCAGATGATGAACAAATTAAAGTTAAGCTGGATACATTTTTTACTTACTTTGGTAATTTACCTTTATGGTATCAGGCGTTATTTGTTGGAGTCGTTTCAGCAATCTACGGACTCAAAGGTGCAGACATCTTTAAAAGAAAATAAAATGGATTATGTATTAAGCACAATCATCATTAGCTATCGTTGTAAAAAGACTGGAGAGCCAAAACATAGCTGGACAAAAGTAGAGGATATGGCTGACAATCTTTTTAATACTCGTCATGTAGTATCTTTAGTTGGTAGCACAGATAAGTATGATGTTTTAAATATAGAGTATGAATTAGAGCCTTGTAATTTTACGGACTTTGATTCTGAGGTTTCTAATATTTTGCATTAATGTTTGGTATAAACATCTTTTTCTTCTTCTTCCACACAATTATCAATTATAGAATTAACACCAATATTATAAATTACTTCATCTAAAAATTCACTGGTTGCATATCTTAATTGTTTTTCACTTTTTATTTTTTTTAAGTCTTTTAATCTTTCTGCTACATAAAAAAGACATACTGTATTAGGTTGTTTTTTTTCCATTTTGTTTCCTTTTGTTGTGGGGGTTTCCCCCCGTTTAAGTTATGCTACTTCCTTATTCATTTGAAACAATAGATCGGAAACATTTTTTACTTCATAAAAAACATTAGCATCTAATCTATGTTCTTGTTGCTCTTCATTAACAGGTGTTGAAAAAGTATAAATTTCAATATCTTCTCCGCCACTTTCTTTTCTAAGGTCAGTATGAAATTCGCTATAATCCAAAATACCTTTATCAACAATAGAACCAAAAACACCCTTAGCTTCATTCTGATTCATGTTAATTTTTTTTAAATCAATCCATTCAAAAGAATGAGCATCTGTTCCATCATTTCTATCTATCAAGTGTTGAACTAATGTAGTTTCTTTTTCAGTTAATGTTATCATTTTTTTTTCTCCTTTTTTGTTTTTCATTACCCTATTTATATATATTTTATATATATATACAATAGTTAAATAATGGCTATTTATATGGCTTATAGAGGAATAACAAAGTATTTATTGCCTTCATGGTACGAATCAAGCTTAGATTTTGGCAATAGTTCCATTAGCTGGGAGATAGTTTTAATAATCATTTTATCGTTAAAGCAAAAGCATATGTAATAGGGTGTATATTTAACATCACACATTACAGCTTCCCAAGCACAATACTTTTTTAAATCTCGTATCTTGATTTTATTACTCGCTTTAATTTCTGCATAGAACTGTTTATCATTTCCGTAACAAAAGTAGTCAGGTTGTGCGATCATAATTCCCAGCTTACCCCAATGCGGTATTGGACTTTCAAACAAGTTTTCATCTGCATTGAGTAGTAACTTTTTAAAAGAAAGTTTTTTACTTCTACAGTAATCTTCAAACCTTTTTTCAGCAAATCTTGGGTCATAGTTTTTAACTCGTTCATGGTAACTCTCCTTGTTTAAAGTTCCCTTACTAAATATCTTTTTTTCCATAATCCTTTACACTATAGGTTCTGATTTGTTGTTGTAAATATTTAACTCTTAATTCTAGTATTTCTTTTTGTTCTTTAAGAATTAAAACCTCATTAGTCAGTTCTTCAATGACTCGTTCCAAATCAAGTTCTCCCCTATCGTCTATTTGTTTATGTGTCTTTGTGTTGCTATCCATGATCTCATATATTCTAAAGTTGCTAATAAGTTTGCATAGTTTGATTTTTTTTTACTGTATTTTCTTTCACTTTCAATAGCACCATCTACTAAGACTTTATAATTATTATCTGCAATGGCATGAGATTTGGCTTCTGCCATACTACAGTTCTTTTCCATTTTAGAAGCTAAAGTTAATTGTTCTAAAGAAATTTTTTTATGTTCTTCTATTCTACGATAATCGTATTGGGCATCTGCCACTGCATCACTAGCAGTATCAAGTTCTTGTTTTATTTCTTCAGGGGTTTTTAGAGTAAAGTGTTCCATATGCCTTCTCCTTGTTTTACTGGTTATGTTAAGAACTAACTTAAGCTGTTAATTCTTCTTGAACTCTTATTCTTTTAAAGCTTAATCTTCGTGCTTCTTCAAGATACTTCCTAGCTTTCGCTTGAAAGTTAAGACCAAGTTGATATTTTCTATATTCAATATCACGAAGTCTTTGGAGTTCTTTCTGACTTACTGTCATTGGTTTTCTCCTTTGTTATTAAAGTTCTCTCTTTTTTGAGATTACTTATTTTAACTTCTTTGAATGTACCTTCCAATCCACTCAAAGCTTTTTCTTCTGATTCATGTTCTGAAATATATTCAAAAAAACAAGAACCTATTACCTTCTTAATTACAGTCATTATATTATTTTTGTATTCTTTGCAATAGTTGGAAACCCCAGCTAAAAACCAAGTCATGAAAAACGAAAGGGAACTTGGGAAAAAAAGCTGGGGTTAAATTCATATTAAAATTCAGATTCAAATATAGTTTTCATTTCTTTTATGAAATTTTGTATACTTACTTTATCTGCTTTTAATTGGTTAGATTCAAGTGCTGATTTTGTCATAGCTATTGAAAAGATTTGCATTGATTTCTTATCAACTGTTTTAGACATATTTGCACCATAATTAAAGTTAGTAGTAGGGTTCTTATCTACAACTCCATTTGAACCGAACGGGTCTGGCTCAAAATTATTTAAGTCATCATCAGGTAAAGGTATATCATCTGTTGGTGCTGTACCATCTTGAGGCATTACCTGAATCATAGGCATCTTAGTAGCAGAATTGCTAAGAATAAATTTTTTACCAGTCTTTTTGCTGATATCATATTCTATAGAAATAGAATCTCCTTGCTTAACTTCAATATCAAGATTTGTATAACAGACAAATTCTTCATCTCCCATCATTACCTTCCATGACGGATATTTAGATGGCTGATTTTGGTAGGTTCTATTGTCAAAACAATTACTGATTATTCCTGTTTTATTAGTCATTTTTTTTACTCCTTTTTTTTGTTAGGTTTAAAGCGATATAATTTAAGTGAAGATATTGCTACATCTTCACATTGAGAGTCTATATCAAACTCAGCAATTTTTAATTTTCCATCTTTTGTACAATTAACTATGACACCTTTATCAATTTCCATGTCATACATTTCACACAAAATCATTTTGTACCAATAAAGTTGAACATAGTAACTATCACGGATTCCTGAAGAAGTTTTCCAGTCGTACACTATATGCTTACCAGTTTTTTTATTCTTAAATACAGCATCTACAGTTCCACAAATTTTATGAATACGAGATAGCAACCTTCTTTCGGTAAAAACTATTTCTAATTCATCTTGGGTATCAAACCATTCTTTAAACTTATTAAATGATTTATTCATTTGTTCATTGGTAAATGTAGGTATTTTTTTTTTATGAACATACATTTCAATAGCGTCATGAACATATGTTCCTATGACTCCGCTTTGATTTAACGATTCTTTGTGAGCATTTTTTATCTGATTATAATAATCTAATAATTTAATCTCATCATAAGATTGTCCAGCTTGTACCAATGTCTTAAATTTTTCTGCTGACATTTTCGCAGACCACAAAACAAGTGGAGTTGCTGGAGTCAGATTTTTTAAAACAGTTGTTACAGAAGCTATTTGTTCTTCTCGCCAATAGTATTTATGATCCTCAACACTAAAATATAATGTTTCAGTAGTATTGTCTTTGTACTCTAATTTATTTTCAATCATTTTTTCCCTTCCTGATTCGTTTTTTTATATAGTTATTATAGTTATAATTGCAAAAAGGCAAGTATAAAAAATAGCAAATCCTAACATTATTTTAAAGATTACTTTATTGCACATTTTCTTTAATAAGTTTTGTAAAGTTTTGATTTTCTATTAAACTTTGGTCAAAGAAAATTTCCATCGGAACTTCAAAGAACTTAGATAACTTATATAGTTTTTCCCCTGAAAGTCCGTTAGTACCTTTTTCGTACTTTTGGATTTGTTGGAACGTAATGTTTAAATTCCTAGCCAATTCTTCTTGTCGGATATATCTCATTACTGTTTTATTTTTTTTATTCTTAACTTCCTTAAATGTTCTAGTTCTTAAAAACCTAAGATTTTTTCCTATTTGTTTTCTGATTTCTAAATCGTTCATTATAGTTTCCCCCATTTTTGTTGATAGTCAATTATAGCTTCTGCCTTACAATCTTCAGGAATTGATTGGTCTGAACAATATTTATTTAGTTCTAATCGTTCATTTTCTTTTTGGGCTTCTTCTTCAGCTTGTTGTTTGTTATTTCTATCTAAGTCTTGTTCCGTCATCATTTGCCTTCTCCTATTTGTTTAATACTGAGAATCCTCTACCTTCAAGGCAGTTCACAGTAAATTGTTTATACTTATCTTCAGCTTTAGGCGATAACCATAAAAGCTTTGGTCTAAGTAATATGTTGTAAGTTTTTTTAGATACTTCTAACGCTGGATTCGTATTAGCTTTTGCCTGATATTCACAACTTTGCAAATCGTCAGTAAGTTCGTCTGCTCTTGAAACATCAAAAGTACCTGAACGACCTTTAGTATCTACTATAGGTTTATATGTTGTACAGTTAGTCAGTGCTATCGTCAGTAGCAATGCTGACAACATTGTCGTTTTCTTTATCCTTCTCATTTTGTTTTTTTCCCTTCGTTTGTTTTTTTGTTTTAGTTTTTATTTCTGCTTCATATCTCGCCAAAAGCTTTTTCATTACATTTGGTTTAGAACTAAAGTAGTGCGTTATGATTGAAATTAGTTCATCTGTTCTGTCTTCTGATAGAAGTTTATCCATGTGGATTTTTGCAAAAATTCTTTCATTCATATTTTGTACCATTTTGTTCCTTGTTCTATGTGTTTAAGTGCTTGTTTATAAAATAAATCAGCATCTACAGAACTTATACCAAAATCCTTCCTTGCGTCAAACTTAATTGAACTAACGGAAGAACCCCATATAATTTCTTGAATCATTTGGTTAATCAAATTTTGTTCTTTGTGTAATTCTGCTTTTAGTTTTTCTTCCTGTTCCCTGTTTATTTTCTCTGCTCTTTGAAAGCTATCGTTCAGACTCATTTTTTATTCCTCTCATTTCTACTAGTCGGTTAAGCACTTTGTAATAGTTTTTAGGAACACCACTTGGGTACATAATTTCTTGCTCAAGTAAATAGTCCCTAAAAACTAAAGTCAATATTTCTATTTCTTCATTGGTAAATTTATTTGCTAATTTTCCCATTTAAAAATTAACCCCAAGATTGAGTACCCAAATATTACCAAAGCTAATAATCCACCTACAATTAATACTGCCATTATTTACCTTCCTTTTGTGGGGGCTTTCGCCCCCTGTTAATTTACGCTACTTTTTCCTTACCACAAAAATCAATGTTAGAATAATTAAACTCAACCAATCTAACACCATTCACAGGATCAGAAAATTTATTAGTACCAGAAAACAATAAGTTTTTTTGTTCCCAATTTTTTTTGGGTTGATTGTAAGTACATTGGTTAAATGTATAATTTTCATCTAAAAGTGTAGTAAAAGATTTAGACTCATCTATATGATCTTTGTAATCCGACCAGCTCACACTATCTTTTTCTTTTTTATTTTCTGATGTCATTTGATTAACTTTTTGACCATTTAAAACAATTACTTTATTACCATCAAAATAATCTAGTATAGTAATTGTTTCTCCATTATTTTTGTAAAAAAGAGTAGTTTTTTCTTTTTGTACAACTCTTACCCAACAAAAATTATAAGTTCTTTTAGTATCTCGTCTGCTTATTATTTTGTTGTTTAGTTTTATTATATATTTCATTTTAGTTTCCCTTTGTTAATTGTTAATATAAAAATAATATAGATATTTACCCCCAATGCAATACTTAACTACCATTTAATTTAGCTATTTATATAAAAAGAATATAATAAAATCAATGGCTTATTATGTTGCTACTTTGTTCTTTGTAATATATAGGAGAAATTGTAGCCTTTTTGAGTGCCTTCCCTCAGATTGGCTACGCTATATGCTTATTCCAAAACGAATCATTATTAAATCTAAAAAACATCTTGAGTGGGTTGCAAGAAATTCAAATTGTATAAGGTGTAGGACAACATATGGTTTGCAGTCTGCTCATATACGCAAAACAGATAAGCTAGGTAATGTTGGTTGGGGTCAAAAAAATTCTGATGTTTATGTAGTTCCACTTTGTTATCTTTGCCATCAACTTCAACATACAATGAATGAGTTTGAATTCTTTACTGGACACCTATATATAAATCCTATAACAGTTTGCCTTGAACTGGCATTAAAATCGCCTGACAAAAAAGTTAAACAATTTGCAAAGGAAGGAAAATTAAACAATGCAATTAAATATTGGGACGATCTCAAAACAAGTACAGAAGGCACTACTAAATCATAAATTATATAAGGACAATGAGTTCTTTGATTTAGACCAAAAGAAAATACTAATCTCAGTCTTAAAAGACAAACTAAACATTAGTTACGCAAAGCTTGGCAAGGAACTTAATCTAAGTTGGTTTCCTGTTTATAAGTCTTGTCAGATAGCTAAGGAAAAATATCCGAAGATAATAGATCAAATTATAAAAACAATTAAAATCTAAAAGGGAGAATAAAATGGAGAAGGAAATAAATAAATTTCACGCACTACAACTATTTACAGATACATTTAGTGCTGAAACAGTACACTTAACAAACGAAGCAGTAGGAATCTATATAAGGTTATTATGTTTTTCTTGGACTAAAAACACCAAACCATTTAAAACTGAATCAGCATATAGAATCTGCCAATGTACTAATGTTAATTGTAACAGAAAAGTTGATAAAGTTTTGGAAGAATTCTTCATAGAAAATGTAGAAGATAGTTCATGGACTCATAAGAGATTAACACATGAACATCAGTATTTAACCAATAAATACAGAGTAAAAGCGGAAGCTGGAAGAAAAGGTGGTCTAGCAAAAAGCAATAATGCTACAAGCAAAACTCTACCCCTACCCCTATCCCTAAATCCTATACCTAAAAGTATTTTAGAGTCTCCATTTGACCAATTCTGGAATACACTTAAAACCAAAAAAGGAAGTAAATTCTTGGCAAGTAAAAAATTTAAGGTTCATTGCTCAGATTTAGACCCTGTAGAACTAGCTGAAAAATTTAATCGTTATTCTGCTACTGTTAAGGACATTGAGTTTTTGGCTCATGTATCTACTTGGATTAACCAAAAAAGGTTTGAAGATGAGGAAAATAAC